ATCTATACATATTTTGCGTATTGTTCAAGGGTAAGACCTAGTTTTTTCGCAATAGCTACTTGACTAGGAGTGAGTTTCACTTTTTTAGAACCACTTGTTTTAGATGTTCTAGAAGCTCCTGCAACCGTTTGAGGTGCTTTCTCTTTCACTTCCTTCACTTCTTCTGTTTCTTTAAACTTATGAGGAAACTGACCTTTTACATAAGAGTCTATTTCTTCATAATATTCATCACTTTTAGGGTCATATCCTTCTCTTAAAAGTTTTTTATGATGAGCTAAAGCAGTAAAAGTCATTGCTTCGTCTTGACCAAACCAACTATTTTTTTCTGCCCATTCTTCTGCCCTAGGGTCAGGTTGTCTTGGTGCTGATTGAGGTTGATTTGATTTTTCAGCCATTAATCCTTCTTGTTGTTTTAATAACTGTTCTCTTTGTTGTTTAGAAACTATGGCTCTTTCTTCTTCAATCGCTAATCTTGTTAGAGATCTTTGAGCCTCTACTTGAGCATTAACATCGTTGTTATACAAAGCGTCTTGATATGCTTTTTTAGCTTGTTCGATTTGAGACTTAACTCTTGTTTCATATTCTGAGATATAATTTTCATCAAGAGATTTAATCTTGTTTTCGTACTCTTCATACTTTTTCTTAGCAGATTCAGCAAAACGTAGAGCTTCTTGTTCTCTTTTTTCTGTTTTTTCGACTCTGTCTAATAGCTTCTTAATACGTCTCTGAACGTTTTTAGAATATTTATCTAAACCGTCATCTTTTGAATCATCACCTGAATCTTCTTCAGTTGATTTTTCTTCTACTTGATCTTCAGAGGAAGCCTCTACTTTTTCTTCGACTTTATCTTTAGTAGATTCTTCTTCTTGAAGTTCAACCTCTTGACTTTCTCCTGTAGTGTCAAGGTCTACCATTTTTTCTTCAGTCATAAATGTCTCCTTAGTATATAGTTAGTACGTCTTTAGGGTCTTTCAACTTAGCCAATACTTCATCATCATTAAGAATACGGATTTCTCCACCCTCAATCTTAACTCTTGATCCTGCATATCTAGCAAAAACTACCCAATCACCTTTTTTACACCAAGGTCCATTAGGAAATTTGTTTTTATCAGCATAAGCGTCAGGTCCCATATTTAAAATTAAACCCACATTAGTAGTGAGCTGTTGTTCTTCGATGGCTTTGTCTGTCAATAACAAACCACCTTTTGTTTTTTCGACTCCTTTAAAAGGAAGTACTACCATTCTCCAACCTGTCGCTTGTGGAACTTTATCCAAAGCAGGTCCTTCTTCTTTCTTTTCTTCTTTTACCTTTTTTTCATTACCTTTTAGATAACTCGGTACTATTAGTTTACTCATCTTTCATCACCTTTTTATTTAATTCTTGATAGTCTAACATAAGTTGCTCCAATGCGTGTAACTTTCCAAGCTCATATTTATACTCTTCAATAGAACCTAAATTTTGACTTAACAAGTTTTCTTTTTTTTCGTCTATCTTTTCTTGTATAAGTCTTTTGACTTGATAATCAAACTGTTCCACTATTTGTCGGAATTAATTTTTTTTAATTTTTCGAAGCTGCGTATGCCAGACATTCCGAGGAGAGCCATGACCAACGGCATCAAAACGCCTAAATCAAGAGAAGGCAATGGATCTGTTTGAACACTAAAAGCAGCTAAAAAGAAAGCAATAAATTGTTTTAATACGAATTCCCAGAATATGGCTAGGGCACAGGACATCCCGATGAGGGGCCTCCACGACCGTTGTAACATTCCTGATAATCCACCAGCTTTTGACTTAGCATCAGCTAAGTTAATATCCATTTGCTTAGAGTTGATTTCGTTTTCTAGTTCTTTGAGCTTGTTTCTTGCGGCAAGCTTTTCCTCTTCGGAAGTGTGGACGCTATCGATAACTTTACCAACAGTGTCCACTAAAGATCCGCCTAATAATTTAGATAACATTGATTAGATATATTGAGCGACTACCCAACCGATTACTACACCGATTACGAGCCATTTTTTCTTTGGGTGTTTTTCCCAAAGATCTTTGATCCATTTTTGCATTAGAATACTCCTTCGAACTTGAGTCCTTTTGATGCTATTCCATAGCCACGTTTACGCTTCTTATCCTCAGGGACAGCGCCAACTGGTACGATTTTTCCATAAGGAATATTCATACCTTGTGACTTAGGTCCTTTTTTAGGAGGAATAGTTTTTGTCAATCTTTTAGTCATCAATGAAATGTTATACTATTGTGGTACTTTTGCAACCGTGATATTTGATTAGCAATATAAGAGTCTGCAACATCTTCTCCATAAGCATCAACTATTGTTTCACGACTCATAGCCAACATAACTTGTGCTAATTCAACTAAATTAACACCTTGATCTACTTGTCCTTGAACAAAAGTTCTTGTGTCATTAATAATTCCTTGAACTCTTTTTTCAGTTTTTTTATCCATATAGGGAGTATAGTACTTATTACTTTTTTTTCCTAGATTTCTTTTCAACGTTTTTAATAACTCCTTTGTTAGCAGAAGCATAAAAAACCTGTTGACCTTTTTTCTTTCCATATCGTTCTTCCATCGATTTTTTTATTTTACTACCCTTTTTTGTTAGAGGCATCTCTTCTCTCCTGATTAAGAGTTTGTGTAGTCATCTTGTCGTACTGAACTTCAGCACGTTTATCTGCAATGTCATAATCTTTTTGTATTCTCGCTTGATCAATCGCTACTCTTTGTTTTAATTTTTCAGCGTCTAATTGTAATTTAGCAGCATCAATCTGAGCATCTGCTTGATCTTTTTGAGCATCTTGTGCTAGCTCTTGTTGTTTTAGCTGTATTACAGGATCAGGTTTACCTTGACCACTAAGTTGTGCTGATAGTTGTTTAATCTCTGCCATAAACTGTGCTTCCAATTTAGCGACAACAGAATCTAGTTGATCTTGAGGAACTTGTTGTTGCATTGCTAAGAACTGAGCTTGTTCTTTTGCTTTGAGAGAAATGTGTTCTAAAACGTGTTTTTGTAATTTCATTGCCATTGGTGGATTACCCAAGACCATTTGATTGGTTCCAAATATTAAATGATTCTGTATATGCGCATCGTGGTCCTGTGCTTCATAGGCTTTTAGTAAATTACCATCTAATAGATCAGAGTGCTCCGTGGCTGGATCTTTAGGTTCAGTTGGAGTATCTTTTCTTAAAATCTGATCAATATCTTTGACACCTAAGGCTTCATACATTCTTCTATAAGCTTCTTTAATGTTATGAATATCAGGAGCGCTTTGAGCTAATTGTAATTCAGTTTGAGCTAGAGTTACTCTTTGTGTTGTAGAAAATATATTAGGATCAGAAACAGGAAGAACATCTACACGATCACTAAAGTCTTCAGCCTTAATAGTTCTATCTGCACCTTGAACAGAATACGGATAAGTTTCAGGTAGATAATCTGCAAAGACATCAAACAAAAGTTTGAATTCTTTTTTCTGAGAATAATGACATCTCTTGTGGATGCCTGACATAACTTTTGAGCCCCTCTCTAATAATGCCATGGTTGTTCCGACAGGAGCGTTTTGATTAGCATCGCCAACCTGTAAATCAGTTATGGCAGCAAATCTTTGTCCTGACTGAACAACAAATCCTAATAGGCTGTATAAGGTCTGAGAGGGTTCTTTGTAAGGTAACGGTAAGAGAGCATTTCTTAAATCACCGTTAGGCGCATCAATGTCTCTAAATTCTCCTGGTTGGATTGGCTCTGCATCATCTCTAATTTTAAGTCCTCTTGACTTAAATCCTGCTGGTAAATTTGCTAATGTACCTGCGTCTATTAACTGTCGTAACATTTGAGTTGCTGCTCTAGATAGAGCTCCTATCAAATGTATTAAACCGAGTCCGTAAAAACCTAGACCTGGTAAAAACTTATAATGAACAAAATATCTTTTCTTTAATTTTTTCTCGTCACCTTTATCGTAGTTTCTTCTAATGCCTACAATCTTGCTTGAGCTATCTTCAATAGTCACAATGTAAGGAATTTTTATTCCTGTGGGCTCACCATCCATGCCTTTATCTTCAAATCCTTCTAAATCTAAAGATACATGAAACTCATAAAGCTTAACTGACTTATCCATGTAAGAAGGCTTAACACCTTCCATTTCATCATATTTCTTTTTAACTTCTGAAGGACTTGTTTCAGAAGGCATAATTTCTACGTCTTTGTAAAAACCTGAAACTTGTTTTTTTCTAAAATCATTATAACTCATGTTAATGATGTGAGTTATTCTTTCACAAGAATCTAAATCACTAGCCATGTAGTTAACAACTAAGTCTTCTGCTGGAACAAACTTCGATACAGCTCGATCCATTAATTCATCGTAATAAACTTTTTTAAATGTAGAACCTGCGAGAGGTAAATAAAATAACATCTGATCATACTCAGGAGTATAATCTTCCATCTTATTCATTATCTGAAAATTCATAAACTCTTGAACACGTTGTGCTTGAGAAAATTTTTCAGGAGTTTCTTCTCCCATGATCGCTGTTCTTACAGGACCACCTGAAGGTAATAATTCTTTATAAGCTGTTGCTTGAAACTGTGTGGCACTTTCAGCTAACAAAGGATGAGTAACACCACTTGCTCCTTGGAAAGGTCTTGTTCTCTGTTCATACTTAGTTCCTAATAAATCTAAACCTTTGATATAAGAATCTTCCCAGTCTTTTCGAGAAGAGCGATCGTTTTCTAATTCAGAAAGTAATTCATCACTAAGTCTGTCGAGCTCTGTTTCATCCATGACCTCGGATAAGTTAGAATAAAATTCTACTTCTTCAGGTAAATCACCCATCGGATCAAAATCAAGAGTCGCTCCTCCATCTTCGTCCATTTCAATTTCTAAACCATTAGGAGTAGGAATAGGCTTACCGTCTATCTCTACTTCTGTTTCAGATTTAATAATTTCAAGATTGGGAGTGTTTCTTTGATACAGTCCTTTATCGTTATTATCTGCCATTTTTTATTTATACCACCTAATCAGTCTTTTACAACATGTTCATTTGAGGAAGAGAAATGGATCCTCCTCTTCTTTTCTTCGTCACTGGTTTCGTAACAAAACTAGGAGTTTGTACGTTAGAGTATTCACTATTCAAATCAGGAAGATTGGATAAAAAGTTATTCAAAGCATCTGCGCTATCGGAAGCGATATATCCCTTAAAATTACCTGAATCCCAATATTGGGCCACATTATTAAAATGTTTCATTAATATCTTTTCAAAATCTTCTGAAGTAACCTGTCTTCGGTCCATTCCTTCTAAAGTTTCTTTTTGTTTTTTCGTTAAATCTTTTTGATCATAGTATTGTAGTTTAAATTGATTTTTCTTATCTTCATTTGCTTTCCATACAGGATCGTCATAAGAGGTAAAAAACTTCTCTTCAAACAATGCAATTCCTTCTGGTTTTAATTTTTCACTAATTAGTTTTACTTTATTGTTTCTTCCTTTATCAATGAACTGAAAAGTCATTTTCTCTGTAATTGCATCCAAAGAATTATCTTCAATTAAATTAGCATCAAAGAAGTCTGTTGAGATTGGTTGTTTTTTTTCGTCTTTAACATCAAACGCATAATTTCCAAATTTAGATTTATCTGTCGTGA